GGTATCCGTTCTGCTGAAGTGTCATGGCGTTGATTTTACGGTGACTCTTCGACAGTGAAAAGAAAAAAGGCCGCAGAGCGGCCATAAACACAAGTAAAAATCAATAAGTTAGATAATTATCAAAGGCTTACAGACACACAAAAACACAGCCAACCACAACAAATAACAGGGATGTGGTCACTTTGTGGATCATATCGCCGCCATAAATTTACTTAATAACAGTAACCACAGCCACAAGCACAGCCATCGCAGACAGGACAATACCTGTGAGTAACCAAGTCTGATTTGCAAATGATTTCTGAAGTTCAGTACGATGCTCAGCCATCTCAACTTTCAGAGACTGGCGTAAATCAGCCATCTCAGACTTCAGGGATTGGCGCGATTCTGCCATCTCAAGCCTCAACCCTTCGCGAATCTCCAGTACATCAGATTTGGTAGCAAAGGATTCGCTTCTTGTGGTGAGAGTAATCAGGTTGTTTTTGATTTCAGTCACATCACTTTCCAGGCAACTGACCCGCCGTTCAAGGTCGTCATTCATGCCATCACCTCCATCATTACCACTTCCTGTTACTTGGTTGTTGGATACATTATAGGCATTCTCTTTCTTTTTTCTGAACCGCGAAATATGTGCAACATTCTCTGCCATCACTTCTCATCACCCTGCTTGCCTACCCAGTTCATAAAGGCCCGGGCCGAGTAACGATGAACAAACCCACATCTGTTACAGGTAAGTCGGAATTCATAGTTATGGATATTTTCCCGATCATGTCCCTCATATCCCGGATACCCAGTAAATGGACCGATATAATCAAGCATAACAAGAGTGCCTAAATCACACTCCTCAGCAGTTTTCGGCTCAGACCCCACCTCAACAATATTCGTCAAATACATGTACATATCCGTATCGCCACACGACAAACATTTTTCATTCGTAGACGACTCATTGAGAAAACGCGCAAAATTATCGAGCGTTGCCATTCTTTTAAGTTCATCTATATCAAACTTCACTCTTAAGCACCTCCTAGTGGATTAAACCTCACCGCATCCTGCAGGTAATCCGGCGCAAGATGGGCATAAATCATCGTTGTCTGAATCTTTGCGTGCCCCAGAATTTTCTGGAGCGTCAGAATATTGCCGCCGTTCATCATGAAATGACTGGCGAAGGTGTGGCGCAGCGCATGAACAGCCTGGCCGTCAGGAACATCAGGTGCGACCGTTTTGATGACATCGCGAACCAATGAATAATCCAGCGTCGGAAACACCAGTTTCCCGCCCCGTTTTTTGATCTTTTCAAACAGGCTTTCAGAAATAGGAACGGTACGGTTTTTGCTGTTCTTCGTTTTTGAAAAAGTGATTCGACAATGAAGAACACGGCGCTGCTCCAGTGCCGCTACCTCGCCCCATTGCGCCCCGGTCGACAGAAGGATTTCGACAGCCAGCCGTTCATCGGGATTTTCAGCCAGTGCATCCAGCAACTGAACACATTCAGACTTACTCAGGTATCCCATTTCGCGCTCGTTAACCTTCATTCCTTTAAGGCCTTGAACGGGGTTATCGTTAAGAAAATGGCCGGATGAGATGAGTGCGGTAAACATCGCGCTTAACGCCCCAATCTCTCGATTTATGGTGCTGGGCTGTATCCCCTGCTCTATCCTGGACACACGTAGCTCGGTGAGCATCGTTGTATTAAGTTTATGCACGCACGGGTCATCCATTGCCTCACTCAAGCGCAGCAATTTAAGGCGCGTGTTATGCCCTGACTTCATTAGCTGGCCGTGGTATTTCCACCACAAGTCAATAAGCACTGACAGCGGACGGCGATCAATAGAGTTTCCTTTCCACTCATTGTTATGCTGTTGCGCCAGCACCCACCGCTCATATAAAACTGCATCCGATTTCGTTTTAAATTTTTTACGAATGCGTTTGCCTTTACGCCCCTCCGGGCGTATGTCAAGAAGATACCCTCCCGGAATTGATTTTATGCTCATTCGTGAAACCCCAGCGTTACAAGACCACCATGCCCCCAGCGCTCCATGATTAGCCGGGCTGTGTGCCAGTCTTGCGGGGTTTTTGAGAAGGCGATGTGCTTTTTGGCCCATCAGGGGAGAGAGACGGACTGATCTGCCCAGCAGCCTCATTTGTTTTTCCCGTCATAAGCCAATTCATGTACTTAAAAAAGCGAGGGTGATTAACAATCTTGATAAGCACTTCGCCCCCTATGTTTTCAATCCGCCCCGTTTCATAACGACGCAAAGTGCCGATAGGCACATCAATCAGGCCGCAAAATTCTTCGCGCGTTAAATCCTCTGATTCACGAATCACTCTAATTTTTTCACCGATAAGCATTGACAGTGTTCCTATAAGTACACTAAGCTTGCGCACAAGGTGTACTTATAAGTACACCAAGTCACAAACAACCACAGATAGCGCAGGTTATCACACATGGCAAAAGTCCTGAACACACACGAACAGGCAGACTTTGAGCGTTTAGCAGCGTTCTATCCCTACCGCGATGAGCATGGGTTACCAGTACTTGAAGAAAGCCTGAAAGATTACGCAAAGCGTACCAACCAAGCTGTTAACACAGTGAAAAGACAGGCTGACAGAGGTTCAATTCCCATCAACCAGGATGAAAAGAACTCAAGACGCACAGTAAATCTCTTCGCTCTTTTCCTGAAAACAATCAGGAGCGCAGAAAAATACGTGCAGATGACAAAATAACGAGGTGTCATTTTATGCTGAAGCAACGCCGTAATTTTCGTACCGGAACAGAACGCCACGCTAACCGTTTCACTACCAGTGCATCACGCAGCAACTCTCGCTACAGCCTGAGTGATACACACGCAACGCCGGATGGCTACCCAGTAAAACAAATCGGCGAGCACGCCTGGCTGATTGAGAAAGCTGGAATCGTGATCCACAAATGCCCACGCAATCCGTTTACCGGAAACCGCATTTTTGCATTGAGCTGTGGCGACAATCAGTTCGGGCAGGATTTCACATTATACGAAGCACTTCGCACGGTTGATCGTCTGCTTCGCGGGCAAAGTTTTATTAAACAGGCTGATTTATAACAGGCGCTTTATGACCAAAGACCATGCACAAGGTGTATTTATCCGTTTTATTGATTTTCGCGGTGAACTGTTATTACGTGCATCCGCTATTGACGGAGTGACTCCGGCGGGTAAAAACGGAACCGACGAAGCCACTTACGTTTATCTGAACGGCACGCGACTGCTTGTGGAACTTCCGTACCAGACCGTACGAGAAATCATTAGCGAAGCTGAAAAGGCACGCCAGGTTAATGCCGATGAACCCTATATCGAAATTATTTGTATGGATTCAGAAGCTGAAATACAGAAAGCAGATTAAAGGGCGTTGTGATGGGCAAAGAATATAAAACTCTCATTAACAAAGCACTTGAGCGTTTTTATTTTCGCTTAAGTGCATCAGGCGCTCATGCTGAACGTGCGGCCCGTGACTCATTGACCAGAGCAATCCGAAGTCTGTATGACGTGGCTTTTTACGCTGATGATCTGGATGCACTTAACGAACTTTCCGAGCTGATCTGTGCCGCAGAATGCGGGGAACATATTGAACCGTATAAGTTGGGAAATATCGCATGAGTATATTTATCTCATGGCTTGTTCTGATTATTTCGGTGGTCTGCGCCATTGGGATTATGCGAATTATTAATTCAGTGAAAAAGATCGAGCGTTTTTTCTCTGATGAATAACGATACAAATAAAACATCAAATTAAATAAGAAAACGTGAAAACCATCCGTATTAATGGAGGTATTCGCACGCGTAAATAACGGAGATATAAAATGAAAGCAAAAGAAGAAGGCATTATCGACACATTTAAAAAAATATCAGAAGCGGAAGATGAAATGGCTAAAGATGCCGTGAAGCGTAGCCAACATATGGCAGCACTTCACGCACTGACCATTGCAAAAATCACCGCTGACGCAGCCAAAATTATTGAGGAACAGGGCAAAGAAATCGATACTCTTAAAACACAGTCAACAGTTGCAGCCATGAATCCGTCCAGCATTGGACGCCGCATTTACATTCTTGGTTCGGCAATAATGACGCAATACACCATTATTGCCGAACTGCACGGCAAATACCTGATAACGCCTTACCACACAAAAGAGTCAGAGCTTCTGACAAATCTCCGCCTGATAGAACGCTCTCAAGCTGTATTCATTGATGACGCGCAACGTGCCGTATTTAACGCATAGGGTTACTGGACAAAGGGGGCGCAATGGCAATTAAGCATTTTCCCGTCGTTCGCTTTACCTCCAGAGGGCGCGAATACGAGGTCGACGAACGCCTGATTACCACTATCGACAAACATCGTTCGGAAAAGGATGCACACCACATCTACCTCACTGACGGCACTTACTTCTGCGCCACCAACGTGGCGCGAGTAAATCTTATCCGACAGGTACAGGAGCCACGCAGATGACCATTCTGGACTACATCGCTACTCATCCGGGGTGTAGCGGCGGAGAGATCGCCGCAGCACTGAATACCCCAACCACAGCCATTAATGCTGAGTTACGCCGACTTTGGCGCGGCGGCTTAGTCATCAGAACAAACCGCAGCACAGGTGGTCGCGCTCGCAAAACAGGAGGCCAGGCTTCTTACCACGTAAACCCGATGCCGTTCGGGTGTAGCAATCCACTTACTCACATGTTTAACCAGCTACTGAAGGAAGCCAGAGCATGAGCACCATCAACCACCAGAAGCTACGCGAACTGGCATTTGCCCTGCAACGAATGGCAACGCCTCAAAAATTACTGGCATTTCGCGCAATGCTCTCGCCGTCTGCTGTGCTGGCACTGCTGAATGAGCTGGAGCACGCCAGAACCACGGCTCCTGCCATTCGCCTGACGCTCCATCATGAAATCGCTGATTTCTGCGCGACGTTGGAGGCGCCGGGCGAACCGGAAACGCCGGAAGCAATACAGCAAGAGCTGCTGCAACGCATTGACAAGGTTTTTGATTTTTTTCTGAACCAGTAAGAAACCAGAACATGCACACACAAAAAAACCGCTTGCCATGCCGCAATCAGTCAGGTTACATTTCCGCTGCACCTCATAAAACGGGTGCCGGGATTTCCACCCCGCTGACAACCAAAGCGCACAACCGCGCCAGCGGTTTTTTTGTGCGTACCGTATCGCCACGTCTTTTTCGCACACGAATTATGGTGGGGCGTACAGGGCCGACTTCGGTCGGGCCGGGTTCTTTGGTTGCCGGTTGTGGAAACCCTGTACGTCTCACCACCCCGAGTTTTCCACCTCTGGATGGTGAGTTTTCAAAACTTACAACCAAAGAGGCCACCCCATGGCAAACCGCAAACAACAGCGCGCATACGCTGCGCGTCGTCACATCCAGACTGAAATCAACCGCAGACTTTACCGCGCATCACGCGTCGCTCGTATCATGTTCATCAACATGTCACATGAGCACAGCCACGTGCTGTCAAACGCCTACTCCGCCGCAGTATTTAGCTATCTGGCGGATGATCTGCGCGAGCTTCAGCAGCTCATCGAGCAGCAAAACAAACCCCATTAATTCCTGTTCCGGGCCTTTCCTGCACCTTGCGGCGGGAGGCCTTCGCACATCTGTAGTAAAGAGAATTGCAGCATGATTGACGCTCATGACTTCACAAGATGGGTGCGCACACAGGACACCCGTCTGGCTCCCGTTCTTCAGGGATTATTTGATCTCTACATCCGTGGTCGTGACAACAGAGCACGCACCACAAAACCGGAGAATGCAGACACCCTTTATTTCACAGTAGACGACTGCTACCGCGTGGACTTCACACCACACGGGCTGGCGTTGCACTGCCTGACACCACACGGAGAATCACTGCTGGCGTATTACGACTCCCCGACCTCCGTATTTGCGGCAATGCTGGCGCATCGCACTGCTGGCGGGTGTGCCTCGCTGAGTGAATACACCGCTGAATTTAACCGCCTTTCTGCCCTCTTCTCGCAGGAGTGGCAGCGCGTGACGGGATACCAGCCATGAATGAGTTTGCATGGAGCTGGAATGAACCACGGCCAGCCATTGATCCGGCCAGATTTACGGAGCACAGGCAGGAAACTGAAACCGACCTGCAACGCGCCATCCGTTACTACCTTGAGGCAGACAAAAAGGCTCTGGAAGAACAGGAAGCGAAGGAGGAAGCCTTTTTCGCACAATCCACCGTGGGTAAAAAACTCATGGCATCCCTTGAGGAAGCCGGACAGCGTGAAAAGCTGGCACAAAGCATCATCAGCAAGCGTCAGGCAACAGAACAAGACCCGGTGGCCCGTGCTTTTGCCACACTGAAGGTGCTTCCCGTTTATCTGCGTAAACCTCTGAGCCGCCACCTCTCTTTCCTGCGCAAAAAACAGGAAGCCGATCGCCAGAAAGGCAAAAAGAGCTGGCAGGCTGAACGCTACGCGCGCGGAACCCTGCGCAAAATATTCGAACGCCTGGACCGCACCGACCACCGCTGGCTGACACCGGGTTATCGCTCCCTTGCCGGACGCGAACGCCTGGATGATTTGCTTTACCTGCCGCAGCTCAACAAGCACCAGATACAGACGCTGGCCACCATGACGGCGGCGATGTTCAGCAGCACCTTCGAAAAACTCTGCGATGGCTTTGGCGCGACCGATGGTGAGCTGACCATGGATGTAACGCTGAAGGCGTATCAGATGCTGGCCCGCATGGCGTTACACCTGCACGCCATGCCTCCACATTATGACGCACTGACAACAGACAAAGACCGGAGGAACGAACCGGACACGGAGCTGCTGCCGGGCGCAACCCTTCGCCTGACCTGTGCGGAATGGTGGAAACGCAAACTGTGGCTGTTACGTTGCGAGTGGCGGGAAGAACAACTCCGCGCCGCCTGTCTGGTTTCCAGAAAAACATCACCCTATCTGAGCCAGGACGCGTTAAGCGAGTTTCGCGCACAGCGCGAGAAAACACGCGATTTCCTGAAAAGTTTCATGCTGGAAAATGAAGACGGGTTCACGATTGATCTCGAGACGGTGTATTACGCGGGAGTAAGTAACCCGGTTCACCGTAAGGCAGAAATGATGGCCACCATGAAGGGGCTGGAACTTCTGGCCGAAGCCCGTGGCGACAGAGCGGTGTTTCTGACTGTCACCTGCCCGTCAAAATACCACGCAACAACGGAGAACGGTCATCCGAATCCCAAATGGAACGGGGCCACAATGCGCGACTCCAGCGATTACCTGGTTAACACGTTTTTTGCGGCGGTCCGCAAAAAACTGAACCGCGACGGCCTGCGCTGGTATGGCATCCGCACGGTGGAGCCTCACCATGACGGCACTGTGCACTGGCATATGATGGTCTTTGCACATCCGGACGAGATTGAAACCATCGTGTCCCACGTCTGCGATATTGCCATTCAGGAAGACCGCCACGAGCTGGGCGATGACATAACTCCGCGTTTTAAGGCGGAGTACGTCGACGGCTCAAAAGGCACGCCAACCAGCTACATCGCCACCTACATCGGAAAGAACCTGGACAGCCGCGCCGTGGATGGCATCGACCCGAAAACGGGCAAGCCACGCGTTGACCACGAAACAGGTAAATCAATGGCCGAGAGCGTGGAGCGCGCCATCGGCTGGGCGCGCCTTCACCGGGTCCGTCAGTTCCAGTTCTTTGGCATCCCCTCCCGTCAGGTGTGGCGTGAACTGCGCCGCCTTGCCAGCCAGATGGCACGCAATCCGGAAGGCCCGCAACGGCTGAAGGATGACGCAATGGACGCGGTACTCGCTGCCGCTGATGCCGGATGTTTTGCCACCTACATTGAGAAACAGGGTGGCGTACTTGTTCCACGCAAAGACTACCTGATTCGCACCGCCTACGACCTCGCAGATGAGCTGAACGATTACGGTGAACAGAGCGTACAGATTTACGGGATCTGGTCGCCGCTCATTGGGGAGTCTTCCCGCGTATGCACGCATCCGGATAACTGGAAGCTGGTAAGACGCAAACCGGAAGCGGAAGACAGCGCCCGCGAAAATGGTTTTGACCTTCAGGGCGGCCCTGCCGCCCCTTGGACTCGTGGCAATAACTGTCCCCGTGTACAGGAAACAGGCAACAACGGGACAGAACAGCCGGAAGAACGGCCAGCACCGTGGCCGCAGCTTCCTGACGGCGTTGAAGTAAATGAATGGATGCGCTCACTGAAACGGCACGAACGCCGGGCGCTGATGCGTTCGCTTCGTGACAAACAGGCAAAAAACAGCAGCGATGAAATGCAGAACTGGACACAGAGCCGCAAACAGCAGCGGCCTTTGCCTGATAACCACGAGTTACTCGCTAAAGAATGGCGGGAGTCTGCTGAATCTCTCGGCCTGCATATCGGTGAACAACAGATGCAGCACCTGTTACGGGGCGGCAGTCTGTACGTTGACGGCAGCATCATTGCACCGCAGGGATTTGAAATTGTACGCAAACCGGATACCCGCCCGGACAGCCGAATCACGCAGCTCTGGCAGCGTCTGAGCCGTAATCATGGCGTAAGCAGCACGGAGATCCGCCATAACCCGGTCGCCAGCTATCTGGCACAGCTGGGGGCATCAGACCCTGAAGCCGCCGCACGCCTGGCATCCACACTTCAGCAGGACCAGAACACCATGAAAACACCCGTTACCGTGCTTTCTGACATGCTGCGCGCCATCCGCGACGCAGAGCACGCACAGAGAATCAGTGAAACCACTGAACGCGCCAGCCGCAAAGCAGACCTGCTGCGGGGTGGCCTGACCAGTGGAAACAAAAAACAGACAGAAACGGGACTCACGAATCCCGTAAATGAGCAAAAAACGCGCAGCGATATATGAGGCGCGCACAAAACAGGCAAAAACGGGATTTCAGAATCCCGTAAACGATTAATTAATCAACATAAGGAAAACCGACATGAAAATTTACATCGACGACGGCTCCACCAACATCAAGCTGGCATGGACTGAGAACGGCGAACGCCGCAACGCCATCAGCCCGAACAGCTTCAAGTCGGAATGGTCTGCGCCGTTCGGTGGCTCGCAGCCTGCTAACTACATGCTTGATGGCGTGCGCTATGGTTTTGATCCGGTCAGCGATCGCTTTGTCCAGACGACCGACACGCAATACCAGTACAGCGATGTGAATGTCATTGCCATTCATCACGCGCTGGTCAAATCAGACATCACGCCACAGGAAGTGGATGTGGTTGTTACCCTGCCACTGAGCGAATATTTCGACACAAACGCACAGCCGGACATGGCCAACATCAACCGCAAAAAAGCGAACGTCATGCGCCCGGTGGAGTACCAGAACGGCGAAGCATTCACTATCCGTAACGTACGGGTTATGCCTGAATCCATTCCGGCTGGCTTTAAAGCACTGGCTGACATGAGTCCGTTTGAATCCCTGCTGATTGTGGATTTGGGCGGAACCACGCTGGATGTGGCAAAGGTTCAGGGGCAACTGGCAGGTATCAGCCAGGTGTTTTGCGATCCACACGTAGGCGTTTCTCTTATGGCCGATGCCGTACTGTCGGTGATGGCCACTAACGGTATGCGCACCAGTCACCACATCGCCAATACCATTATCGAACATCGCCATAATGAAGCCTGGCTGCGCCAGCACATCCACAATGACGCGCATTACGCCAGCCTGATGGCGGTTATTCGTGAAAAGGAAGAAACACTGAAACAACGCGTGATCCGCGCGCTGGCGGTTTTTTCGGGTTACGGGCGGGTGATGGTTGTCGGTGGCGGGGCGGAGATTGTGGCACCCGCTATCCGCGAAGCCTGCGGAGTTAATGCGACTTTCATCGCGGACGGGGTGCCACAGTTTGCTCTGGTTAATGGGCTGTACGCAATGGACAAGGAGTAAACCAATGACGACACCAACCAGACGGATAAGTTTCTATCTGAAGCCCGCCGCCGTCAAGAACGAAGGAGAAGCATGCGCCTGGCTGGACAGCCTTACACCAGAAGCCCGCAAAAGCGGCCAACGCGTGGCTTTTCTGGCCGGGCTGGCACTTCTGAAGACGAATCCGGCAGAGGCTTACCGACTGGCCGCATGGGCTGATGATGAGATGTTACCTGTGACACAAATCAGCTCAAAAAAGTTTGAAGCACAGTCTGCACCAGTGGCTAAGATAACCAGCCAGATGGCTGGGAATATCCGGGCGTTATTTCCTGAGTAAAAGCATCTGCGCGAAAAATGCTCACGTTTATAGAGACAGTATCATTCCATTTGGCACACTTACTTCAATAATCGATCTGTTAAACAAATAGATTGTCTATTATCTATCGATTAAAACGATCAATTATCTTGACAGTAATGTGCCTTTTTGTAAGATCGTTCGCATTGTGAGCGACAAGATAATTGCGCGGCATTGTCCATGCAAAACGCCCCAATAGCAGCAACTATTGGGGCGTAAAACTCGGTCGGGCTCACTTAACCTGATATGCGTGCCTTCCGAAGTAAATCAAAATGTGCGTCGTATATTTTATTGCTTACACGCACCTCTGTAAAGGCACGCATATTTTTCCTATGAGGTAAATAAAGTGCGGGCTAAAACAGGTATTTGCAAGAACCCTCATCGTTATAATCCAACATTTCTGTCTCTCCCTGAATATCAAGGACAAGAAGGTCGGCACAAATGCGCTGCCTGTGCTTTTGAGCTAGGCATAAAAGATGCGCTTGAAGGACGCGCTATGGCTCAGAATGATTTAGTTTTAGCTAACATTCCGTTTAGCCAGGCTGGAACTGTAAGGCACAGAGATGCCTATGAAGCATATGTTCGTGGTTGGCGATTAATAAACAGCAACAATTGATACTTTTGAAGCGCCGATAAGGCGCTTTTTTTGTTTGCACGATAGTGCACAAGTTTGCACAATTTTTTTGAACGACTTTTTGTACTTCCGGCCCGCGTGGTGGCTGGATCCGTCAAGGATCCGTACGTGCACAAAAAAACGCGTTTTTTCTGCGCGCAGGTGACGGGGGAACAGCCCGCGTTTCAGGGGGTAAATAGCATTCCCTGAACGATGTCGCAGAGACACAACAGAATGGCCATATTTCTCACGCTGAGCATGAAAAAGGCGTGAGGGCTTTTGATTTGATGGGGTGAAAGGTAAGGCCGTCAAAATCGCACTGAGGCAGCGAGAACATACAGTCAACGCGGTGGAATTGCGTAAGAGTCTGACCGTCGATGGTGGCGATAAACTGGAAGGCGTCGTGAAATTATCTGATTGATACAGGAGCTGGAGAGCCGGGGCATAAATTTTTTATGCCCCGGCGAAGCAGCAGACAAGCGAAGCGCGTCAGCGATACGGCACCTTGCCGACCATACTTCATAAGTGCAAAATACGAGCAAAGAAATCAATGGAGGCTGTCTTATGGTCATTAATTACAAGCAGTTAAGAGAAAAACGGGAGCAGGTAAAGGAGAGCTTTCGCCGCAATGAAGATCTGACCCCGCTTGTACGCCTTGCCCAGGGCATTGTTGATGCTTATGAAATCTCGCTGGAGCTGCCATCACAGACCTGGACAGATAGCGACGGTAATCGCCAGCATTACGTTTCATGCGGACTGGAAGCAGCCGAAGGATTTCGCAGAATGCCTTTATCCCAGATCCCTGCCGCTACCCCCAAAGCACGGGGCAGCAATGATGAGCGAAAACTGACTTTTAGTATTGAAACGGTGGTTGACGACACACCTGGCGAAGTCGCGTTCGTGCACACGCCTGTTTCGATCGCAATGTATAACGATGAAATACAGGTTCGCGTTAATAATAATATCGTGCCACTTAAAGAAGGTAATTCACCCTACACCACCGTTTGTGAAGCCATTCAATATTACGTTCTCTCTGAAATTGATAATCTCAAGCCTGACGGCACCCAGAAAATGGTTCAACTCTGGTAAAAAGGACAGCCCCATCACGGGGCTGTTTTTTCATCAAGAAGAGCATAAGAGTTAAAACGGATCACCTCTTCGCCAAGCCAGTCATTGATGTGCTTCATAGCCTCCATGACGGGCATCAGCTCGTTAATTGCGTAAACCCGCGCTGCCTTCTCCACATCGCCAAACGCACTTTTTTCGCCCGGCATCGCCCCCATCAGTTGCGGCGGAACGCGGTGCGCAGCCAGCACATCATCACGGGATGCCGCCTTAACATTCATGAATTCATCTTTTGCGGTGATCTGCTGGAACGGCAAAATTTGCACCCCCTCTTTGCCCCCGTTGGGCGCATGAATGAGCACGTTTTTAAACGCACCACCACCACGTGCCCCCTGTAGCGTTTCTTTCAGGGAGTCCATGCTTTCGCGGTTTACCTGCGCTGCACCGATGTAGATGATGCACCCGGCGTGGGATCCGTTGTCGTAGTACAGTTTTCTGAACATGTCCGCCGAATGAGAAAGGCTGGCCGAGAGTAATGCGCCAAGATATTCCGGCATGCCGTAGATTTCCTGGTTAATATCCGGATTCATCAGGTGGCACACTTTGCCAGGACGAAACTGAAACGCGTCCTTGCCATCCTGCACATACCACCATGATTCAAGATCGCTTCCGCGTCGCATGTATTTCGCCAGGGCGTGCCGTAATTTAAGCGGTTCGCCGAGCATATTGCTTCGAAGCTCAAGGAATGCGTTACCGAACACAAACCAGTCCAGCGCCAGCGCCGAGAAATCCTGCCGGGAAAGCAGCGGGTGCGGGATGTAGCAACCGAGTAATACATTGCGCTTAAAGTAAAGCGCAGACTGATGCCAGGACGTTTGCCGGGCTGCTCTTGCCAGACCGTACCAGTCCACCGGGGTTTCATACCACCGCCCGTTATCAGCACAGTACATATTGTCCAGCAGGTCATGCCCGGTCAGGCGATAAGGACCATCAAATGTGAATGCACTGAGCGATGATTCTTTCCTGAGCGCATCAGCGAGATCAATGCGTGAACTCATGCGCACTTTTTTATTTTTTCTGCTCATCAGAACTCCATAACCGTGAAACGCTCGTTTTCTCCTTCGCCGCCAATTGGTTCGTTAATGACAGCAAGCATGGTTGCCCACGCAAGGTCGCCGTGGCTGATCCCCCTCGCGCGGTCCGTTTCGTAAGTGATAAAGCCGCCCGGTGTTTTCACCTTACGCACGGCGTTAAAGGCTGCGACCAGCTCGCGTTCGGCGCGATCGTATTCCCACCGCCCGGCACGCATTATTTGCAGCATTTTCAGTACCAGCGACCGTTTTGATGACAGCGTGAAGGTGTACGGAATAGCAGCAGGGAAAAACCGTTTCACTATCTGATAAACAGCCTCCCCGTTCCCGCCTGTCACATCAATGCCGATGTGTTCCACGTTGTAGCGACACGTGAACTCTTCAATGACTCTGGCCTGTTCTTCAAACTCCAGCCCCTGAACGCGTCGCGTCTCCACCGTTCGAAAACGGCCGCCAGGAACAGCCGGAGGAACCACCACGGACACAGCGCCGCTGTCGCCGTTTCCACTGCTGCCGTTTGCGTCATACCCAATCCATACCGGACGATTCCCCATCGGGCGGGGAGCAAAAGGTTTCCAGTCTTTCCAGTCGTCGTATCCGTCAACACCACAGCCAATCAGGATATTCAGGTTAAATGCCGATTCCCCTTCGCGGACAAACTCACACATATAGAGATTGAGGAACTCGTCTTCGGTGTTTTCATCACGAATTTCATCAATATCGGTGTGTTTCCAGCCGTGATTAACCACATCTTCCAGCGTGACAATTTGCCGCCACGTCCGGTCAGGGCAGATAAGCCCGTTATGCAGCGTTTTCCAGTCCACAGAAAAACGCTGGCGTTTATGCGAGGCCTTTTTCTCGTTCCAGCGGTCGCCGTTCCAGTAGGCGTATGCCTCGTGCGTTTCGGTGGATGGCGTGGAGAAGTAGGTGCGCCGCAGTCCGCTGAGGGTTGCCATAGCGCCAGCCACCTTGCGCAGTTCAGCAAAGCGACTGACCCAGAAAAATTCATCAAAATAAAAATTGCCCGTGTAGGACTGTGCCGTCGCAGCAGAAGTACCAAGAAAATGCAGCTCTGCGCCGTTGGAGAGGATGATTTTATCGCCCCCTTTCAGCTCCACATCAACTTCAGATGCAGCCTCCTGAATAATGCTTTTAAACTGGAACGCCTGACGACGCGACGCAGACAAAAAAATCTGGTTACGCTGGTAAGGTTGCGCCACATCGTCACGCAGCGCCATCAGCAGTGCTTCCTGAGCAAAATACCAGGTCGCCCCAATCTGTCGGGATTTCAGGACCATCCTGTTACGTATCCCGGCTTCCCTGCAAAGGGTCAGGGAGTCAAACCAGCCCCGCTGATGCCACTCCAGCCTGCTGATGATTTTTTCCCGCAGTGCGGCAATCTGTTCCGGCGTGAAATGATTTTTGAGTTTTTTCGCCCGGCCTTTCTTTCCTGCGGCCATCACATCCGGCTGGCCATCATGCAGCTTTTTAAGCTGCCGGGTCAGCAGGTCTATTTCCTTGAAGTCACCACCTGTTTTATTCTGTTTTTCAGTAAGCTGGATGAGGCGCGCATCGATGGACTGCGTGACACGCTGCACGGGTGGCGTTTCATCCCACTGGTCGCGTTTTTTCCACGCATAAATCGTGTTCGGGTTTATTCCCATCAGACGTGATATTTCTGCGGGCGGATAACCCTGCCAGTAAAGTTGCCGCGCACGCTGGCGCACAAAAGCGTCCTGAATCATTGCTCCCCCTGAGTAATTACAGGAAGATTACCCGCGCGCGAAACCGTTCTCCTTAACCCCCTGTTCTGACTGTTTTCTTACAACAAAAGCCCTTTGTATCAGCCTGTTACGCTTTGCCATCATGACTGAAGAACCAGTCAGAGGGGCAAAAACTATGACTAATGAAAAAAAGACATCCCGCAAAAAGTTTCGCGTGGCTGTCTCCGGTGTGACGGCAGACGGGCGCGAAATCAACGGCGACATGCTGAAAGCTGCCGCCACCAGTTATAACCCGTCCGTTTATGGTGCACGTGTGAATATTGAGCACATCCTGTCACCACTCCCCGGTAGCGAGTTTTCCGCTATGGGCGATGTTGTGGGGTTGAGCACCGAAGACATAACCGATGGCCCGCTGGCAGGCCGCACGGCACTGTATGCCGAAATTGAGCCGACCGCTCGCATGATGTCCCTGCTTAACGATGGTAAAAAAATTTACTCCAGTATTGAGCTGGAACCACAGTCAACCATCACGGGAGGCCCTTACCTGCGCGGGCTGGCAATGACCGACACCCCCGCCAGCCTGGGCACGGAACGTCTGGCCTTTGCGGCACAACAACGTATGCAACTGATGACATTCAACTGTCAGCAGGGAGACGTGGCGATGTTCACCGCCGCTATGGAGTCAGAACTTATCGAACTCACCGAACAACGTCAGGAAGAAGGCACCCAGTGGTTTAACCGCGTTATGGGGATTATTGGCCGTGGCCGCAAAGCGGATGACGCCAGTTTCTCCCGTATTCAGGAAGCGGTGGAAGGTGTCGCAACGTCACAGGCCGATATTATCGACCGCTTTAATGCACTGGAAACCCGCCATCAGCAGGACAGCCAGAAAATCACTTCGCTGACCACAGAGCTGACAGCACTGAAGGAAAAGCTGCGCACGCAGGACGGCGATCCGCAGAACCGGTTCACCGCAACGGGCGCAGCCTCCGACCAGCTGGCTGACTTCTGATAAGACAAAGGAGCAAATTTTTTATGAATCTGGTGATGTCAGATAATGCCCGTAACAAGCTGGGCTGCTACATGACGCGACAGGCGTCGATTAACAATATCCCGGTTTCTGGGCTGGTATCGCGATTTACCGTGGAACCCTCGGTGCAGCAGCGTTTTGAAAACGCCTCAAAGGATAGCACCGAACTTACAAAAAAAATTAACGTGATCGGTGTGACCGACCAGAAAGGCGAAAAAGTCCTCATGGACACCACCGGGCCGATTGCGCGCACAAATACCAGTTATGACGGCACAGATCGCCGCAACCCGATTAACGCTGTCGACCTGAAGTCCCGTCAGTACCAGTGTGAGCAGGTGAACTACGACACGTTTATTTCGTATCCGCAGCTTGATGCCTGGGCGGCGCACAATGACTTCCAGACCCGCATCAGCGCACAGATTGCCCGACAGGTGGCGCTTGACCGCATCATGATCGGCTTTAACGGCACGTCACACGCGGAAAAATCCAACTTCAGCACCAACAAGCTGCTTCAGGACGTTAACGTGGGGTGGCTGGAGCACATCAGAACCAATGCCAGCGCGCGCGTAATGAATGACGTGACGCTGACCTCCCGCAACATGGACAACACCGTGGCGCACGCGGGTGAGTATGCGAACGCTGATGCACTGGTTCAGGACGCACGCTCATCCCTGCTGGATGAATGGCACAAGGAAGCTGACGACCTCGTGGTGATTATGGGGCGCAACCTGTTTAACTCGCTGCGTCTGCCCGTGCTGAACAGCATCAGCGGCCAGAATCCCAATGCGGAATTACTCGCCGGACAGCTCATCCTGTCATCGCGCACCATTGGCGGGCTGGGTGTGTTCCTTGCGCCGTTCTTCCCGGATGCAACGATGCTGATCACCTCGTTCAACAACCTGTCGATTTACTGGCAGAATGGTTCAATGCGTCGTCTGATGAAAGACGAACCGGAATACAACCGCATCGCCACCTACCAGTCCATCAATGACGCTTATGTCGTTGAAGACTATGGCAAGTGCGCGATGGTCACTGGCCTGAAGTTCGCCGACAGCTAATCAACTCACAGCGGGCATCATGCCCGCCTGTAACGGAGAGAAAAAATGATTACTCCTGCACAGCAACACTGGCAGAACGTGATGGCACAGCGCGCAGGCCGGGCGAACGAAGGCGTGGACCACGCCGCGCGTACCGCGCATGAAGAGGTGCTGTATCGTCTGCGTCTGGCACAGGCCCGGCTTAAGGGCGTACAGGCCAGAAGCGCGAAAGCCGCCATCAAAAAAGAGTTGTTGCCGGACTTTTCCGGCTGGATTGAGGGAACGCTGGAGGCTGACGGCGGGCAGCAGGATGAAGTGATTGCCACGCTGATGGTGTGGGCGATTGACTGCGGCGATCTTCCGCTGGCGTTGCGTATTGGTGCGTATGTGGTCCGTCATAACCTCATTATGCCGGATAACTTTGGCCGTACTGCTGCCACAGTGCTGACCGAAGAAATCTGCAACCCGGTACTGACGCAGGCCGGGACGGATGCCGACGCGGATTTGTCCGCCTTTATCGAACCACTGGATACCCTCCGGGAGATTGTCACCGACCAGGACATGCCGGACGAAGTGCGCGCCAAATTATGCAAGGCGTGCGCCTTTGCCCGTCGTGGCCTGAGTGATGCGGACAGCATGGCCCTGTCACTGAAGCTGCTGCGCGAAGCAATGCACCTGAACCCGAATGCAGGTGTGAAACGCGAGATTGCAACCCTTTCCCGCGCCCTGAAAAAAGCCGATTCCGCAGCCGAACCAGAAGACGCCAGCGCACAGCAGGCGCAGGACGAAAGCAGCAAAAGTAAAAAGACAACGCGGAAGCCTGCAACACGAAAAACCACCGCGACGCAGAAGGCGAAGCGCGGTTAACGACTGACCCCGTCAGCGGGCGGCGTGCGCGGTGTTCCGGTTTGACTCCGTGACCGTTTACACCGCGCACCCACCGCCCGATTTTTTTCAGGAGTGAACCCCATGAGTATGGTTGCCAGAACCAACCCCGGCCCCGCAGAGGACGACATCACCGATACCGATGATGGTGATACCCGTATTTCAGCGGGTGCATTCTGGCCGGATATTGTGCTGCGTGAGCTGCGTCTGGCGGTACGACTGCCGGGCCGTGTGACCACCTCCCGTCTGCTGCATACCGCCACCGGGGCTGTGGCACATGTTACCCGCGAGCTGGAAGCATGGCAGCAGGAACAGCAGGCGGCTGGCCATCAGACGCTGGCCGATGTTCCGGCACCCGTAATTAACGGAGAAAGTGTCAATCTCTGGCACTGGCGCAATGCGGTTTACACCGCCACACGCGCCCTGATTCTGGAGCGTTACCGCGATGCGGACACAACGGACAAGGGCGACCGCCGGGCGGACGCACTGGATATACAGACATCGGATTTGTGGCGTGATGTGAGCTGGGCCATCTCTGACATTCTGTGCCGTCCGCGAATCTTTGCGGAGTTGTGCTGATGAAAGTAAAGGCACTGGAAGGCGACACCGTGGATTCGCTCTGTTTCCGGTACTACGGCACTACGCAGGGCGTCACCGAAAAGGTGCTGGATGCCAACCCCGGACTCTGTCAGCAGGTATTTCTGGACGCCGGGCAGGAAGTGGAGATGCCGGAGCCGGAGAAGAAGAAACGAGAAATGATTCCGTTGTGGGGGGAGTAGCAGTGAGCACCATTCAAACAGGGATCACAGAGCAGGTTATTGCATGGCTCTTTGACCACCTGCCAACGGTGTATGCAGTAGGCGCGGCGGTCAGCATTTCCGCGCTGATGAGTCTTTATGACGGACGAACACTGGTTCAGACCGTAACGGGATCGCTGGCGTGCGGCGTTCTTGCCATGGCCGTGGCCGGGTCGTTGCGCTTCTTCGGTTTTCCTGAAGATGCCGTGACGTTTATCGGCGCATCAATCGGTTTTATGGGGGCAGAGAAAGCACGCGACAAGGTTATTGCGGCCTTTAATCGCAGGGTGAAGGAGAAGGACGAATGAGCAACACATTTAAATTCAGCAGCCGGAGCGAAAAGAATTTGCAGGGCGTAAATCCTGATCTGGTGAAAGTGACCCGACGGGCACTGGAAATCTCGGAAGTGGATTTTGGTATCACCGAAGGGTTGCGCAGCCGTTACCGCCAGAAGCAACTGGTGGCCACGGGTAAGAGCCAGACCATGAACAGCCGCCACCTTACGGGGCATGCCGTGGATGTTGTGGCTTATATCGGCAGCCAGGTGTCATGGGAATGGTCGCTGTACGAAAAAATCGCAGCAGCATTCAGACAGGCCAGCCGGGAACTGAATATTCCGGTGGAATGGGGCGGCGACTGGAAGACCCTGAAAGACGGACCGCATTTTCAGTTACCACACGGAGCCTATCCGGCATGAAGCTCTGGCCCACGCTGGGTGTCGCTTTCCTTCTGATTGCCGCATGGGGAACATCCATACGTCTGTCGTGGTCGCTGGGCCGGGAGAACGCCAGAAACGAAGCGCAGGCCAGCACCCTGAAAAGTACCGTCGACACCCTGAATATCATCAGCACCGGGGTACAGGATATGCAGCAGGTGCTGGCGCAACTCCGCGTGGAAAATCAGCAACGCAATCAGGACGGAGAAGCCAGACGTGAACAGCTACGCAACGATATTGCAAAAGATGAATGCGCCCACGCTTTGTCTGATGCTCGTTTTACTGACAGGTTGCGCAGGCACGCAGAACGCGCCACGGCCAGCGCCGTCAGTCCGGCTTATACCGCAGACGCTGACCATACCGGTAACGCCTCCCCCCTTCCCTGACACTCCCACATGGGGAAATCTCGGTATATGGGGCGACCGCCTTCTGGATGCACTGGAAACCTGTAACGCGGATAAACGGGCCATTGAATTACTGGAACAGCGCAGACTGCAACGACTGAACAACGAGGACAACAACCATGCTGAAAACTGATTCCCTGCGTGAAGCCATGACCCGTTCATGCCGATGGTGTCAGGCCAACCCGGAAAAATTCACCATTTTCGTGGAGAGCGGCAACATTGAAACGACCGGAGAAACGCCCTCGTTTGTTTACCGCTATCAGATGGTGATGTTTGTCATGGATTACGCCGGGGAGCTGGACGACCTCACGCTGCCGCTACTGGCGTGGTTATCCGAAAATCAGCCACAGTTGTTGCTCAATCCGGAGCGTAATCAGGACATCAAATTCTCCGCCGTTATCAATGACGATGACAGCGCCGATCTCCTGTTTACGCTCCCCCTGCGGGAACGCGTTCGCATTACGCGCAGCAGTCAGGGGACACCGCAGGCAGAGCACCTGCCGGAGCCAAAACCCCGTCTGCCATCTTCCGAAGGCGACTGGTCGCATATATTCCAGGATGTGACGTGGGGTGAAAGCGATGGATAAGGCATTCACCCGTGTGGATGAAACCTTTGAGGCCATCCGCGACAGCCTGAATCAGCAGGCCATCAATAACATCGCCAGAAAGCTGGCACAGGATTTACGCCGCGCCCAGCAGGCGCGCATCCGGTCACAGAAAGCGCCGGACGGGACCGCATGGACACCACGCAGACGCCGCGTAACCCGGATACAGGAGCGCATTCGCTTTATCTGGAATAACGAAGCACGCACGCTGAAAAACTGGCATCACGACACGGGGAAATACGGGCGAACCATTACCGGGTGGGATGAGGATAAAAACAATATCCGCACGTTTTACCGGGATGACATCGACCGTTTTCTGGAAATACGCACCCGGCGCATCAACCAGGACAGCACAAAGCGCGTCCCCATGTTCGTAAAACTGCGCACCGCCCGCTACCTGAAAGCCCGTGCAGATGCTTCCGGTGTGACGGTGGGTTACAGCGGCGTGGCCGCACGTATTGCACGCGTTCATCAGTTCGGTGAGCGCGATCAGGTTGCGCCGGGCATTTTCACCGATTACCCGGTACGTGAGCTGCTGGGTATCAGCCAGGCAGATGAGCGCCTGATTTATAACACGGTGCTGGGCCGGATTGCGGAGGCTGTACGGTGAGCGCAGAACTCATGCGACTGCTGAGCAACATCATCCGTACCGGGATCATCTCTGAAGTTGATGAGGAATCCTGGTGCGTGCGCGTTCGCAGCGGCGAACTGGAAACAGGCTGGCTGCGCTGGAACACCACGCGCGCGGGAGCCTTCAATGTGTGGCTGCCGCCATCACCAGGCGAACAGGTGGTAATTGCCTGCATTGGCGGCAACCCGGAAACCGCCATGATAATTGGCAGCCTGTGGAGTGATGCCAGTCCGGCCCCCGGCAAAAGCCTGAAAGAAATCGTGATCAGCGCGCCGGATGGCGCGGTGTTCCGCTACGACACGGACGCAGGCGCACTGAGCGCCAGCGGCATGAAAACAGCCACCCTGCAGGCATCCGTCAGCGTGACACTGGATACGCCCGTCGTGGAATGCACAGACCTTCTGAGAACAGCGACGCTTGACGTCACAAAAGGGGGAAAGATGAGCGGCAATATCACGCACAGCGGCGGCGATTTCACCTCAAACGGCATCACAGTGCATACGCATAAGCACGGTGGCGTTAAAGGTGGCAGCGATTCGACAGGAGGCCCGCAGTGACAACCCGCTACACAGGAATGAATCCGGACGGGACGGGAAACCTGAACGATATGGAGCACCTGAAACAGTCAGTCAGGGACATCCTGATCACCCCGCTGGCAAGCCGGGTTATGCGACGGGAATATGGCAGCCTTGTGCCTGATTTGATTGACGAACCCATGAATAACACAACTCGTCTGCAATGCATGAGTGCTGCCGTGATTGCGCTGACACGATGGGAACCCCGCATTGCCCTGGACGCCATCGACGTTGTCTGGAAAGCGGGAGGCCGCGCCGGGGTGACGCTGTCGGGCACTGTCATGCAGACCATGCAGAATGTTGAGTTAACCATCACGCTGAAGGAGTAAATCATGCCCGCCGTTGACCTTTCCCAGTTACCGGAACCCGCCATCATCGCGGAGCCTGACTTTGAGGCAATTCTGGCTGACACAAAGGCCATGATGATTGCGGCTTATCCCGCCGAACAGCGTGAAGCCGTCTCCGCCGCGCTGGAGCTGGAATCGGAACCCCTGAACGTTATCGCCCAGACAACAGCGTTTCGTGAAATGCTGTTACGCCAGCGGGTCAATGAGGGGGCACACGCCTGCATGTTAAGCCACAGCGCCGGGACAGACCTGGACAACCTCGCGGGCAATATGAACACAAAGCGCCTGACCATCACTCCGGCAACGGATACCACCGACGCAGTGATGGAAAGTGACACCTCGCTGAGACTGCGGGCACAGCGGGCGTACGATGGCCTGAGTGTTGCTGGCCCGTCAGGTGCATACGAGTATTTTGCCCGCAGCGCCAGCGGTCTGGTGCGTGATGCGCGGGCTATCAGTCCGTCTCCGGCAAATGTGACGGTTTCCATCCTGTCCACTGAAGGCGACGGCACAGCAACGGAGGCGTTGCTTAATACCGTTCGCGCCGTTCTGAATGCAGAGGATACCCGCCCGGTGGCCGACCGCCTGACCGTACAGAGCGCCAGAATCGTGACATGGCGGCTGAATGCAAAACTGTACTTTTACCCCGGCCCGGAATCCGAACCTATTCTGGCCGCGGCTGAATCGTCGTTCAGGAAGTGGCTGGCTGAGCAGGGGCTTATCGGTCAGGACGTGGCGTTGTCCGCCATTGCTGCCGCACTGCATGTGCACGGTGTGCAACGCGTGGAGATAATCGAACCCACACAGAATATGACCATCAGCGACATACAGGCGGCGCGCTGTGAGTCATTCACCATCAGCGAAGGTGGACGCAATGAGTAATTCACTGTTACCACCATCAGCCAGCAATTTCATGCGTTGTGCCGAAGCCGTCGGAACACGCATTACAGACATTCCGGTAGACCTCAACACGCTGTGGTCGCCGGACACCTGCCCGGTGCATCTGCTGCCTTATCTCGCCTGGGCGTTTTCCGTTGACCGCTGGGATCGCAACTGGCCGGAAGAGACAAAGCGACAGGTAATTCGTGATGCATGGCTGATACACCGACACAAAGGGACCATCAGCGCACTGCGAAGAGCCGTGGAGCCTCTCGGCTACCTGATTGAAGTAAAGGAGTGGTGGCAACTCAACGAGGAGCCAGGAACATTTCGCATTGTTGTCGGAGTACTTGATCAGGGCATCACCGATGAAATGTATCAGGAACTTGAGCGCCTTATTGCGGATGCAAAACCAGTAAGTCGCCATCTGACGGGGCTGGCGATCAGCCTGAGTGTGAACGGAAAGATTTTCGTTGGTACGGGATGCTATCACGGCGATGCCCTGACGGTTTATCCCTACACCCCGGAGTCCATTATTGTCGAAGGGGATTATTTCCCTGCCCCGGCCATTCATTTAATTGATAATCTGAGAGTAAACGCATGACAGTGAAATACTACGCCATTCTGACTAATCAGGGCGCAGCACGACTGGCTAACGCGACGATGCTCGGCAGTAAGCTGAATCTGACGCAAATGGCCGTTGGTGATGCAAATGGTGTGTTACCAACACCAGACCCTGCACAAACAAAACTGATTAACCAGAAACGCATTGCACCGCTGAATCTTCTGAGTGTTGACCCTAACAATCAGAGCCAGATTATTGCGGAGCAAATCATCCCTGAAAACGAGGGAGGATTCTGGATCCGTGAGATTGGTCTTTATGATGATGAAGGTGCACTCATTGCGGTGGCAAACTGCCCGGAAACGTACAAACCGCAGTTGCAGGAAGGCAGTGGACGCACCCAGACTATCCGCATGATTCTGGTTGTCACGAACACCGAAGCCATCACGCTGAAAATCGACCCGTCTGTGGTTCTGGCAACCCGCAAATATGTGGATGATAAAATATCAGAGCACGAACAGTCACGACGTCACCCGGACGCCTCGCTGACCGTAAAAGGTTTTACTCAGTTAAGCAGTGCAATTAACAGTGAATCAGAAACACTGGCCGCAACACCGAAAGCGGTTAAGGCTGCATATGACCTGGCTAACGGGAAATATACCGCCCAGAACGCCACCACTACACAAAAAGGGATTGTTCAGCTCAGTAGCGCCACGAACAGCACGTCTGAAACGCTGGCAGCGACACCAAAAGCTGTTAAGGCGGTAATGGATGAAACGAACAAGAAAGCACCATTAAACAGCCCGGCACTGACCGGAACGCCAACAACACCAACAGCGCCACAGGGGACTAATAGTACCCAGATCGCAAGCACGGCTTTCGTTATGGCTGCGATTGCCGCACTTGTAGATTCGTCACCTGATGCACTGAACACGCTGAACGAACTGGCTGCAGCGCTGGGCAATGACCCGAATTTTGCGACCACCATGACTAACGCGCTTGCGGGTAAGCAACCGAAGGATGCCACCCTGACGGCGCTGGCGGAGCTTGCTACATCAGCAGATAAACTCCCATATTTTACAGGGGCAGATCGTGCCGCGTTAACCGCGTTGACAAGTGTTGGACGTGCCATTCTTGGTAAAACCAGCACTCAGGGAGTTCTTGATTACCTTGGTTTGGGAGAAGGTTCGGCATTACCCGTTGGTGTGCCTGTTCCGTGGCCTTCAGCCACACCGCCTACTGGCTGGCTGAAATGCAACGGTGCGGCTTTTTCTGCTGAAGAATACCCGGAACTGGCAAAGGTTTATCCGACAAATAAATTGCCGGATTTACGCGGTGAATTTATTCGTGGCTGGGATGACGGACGTGGTGTGGATGCCGGGCGACAATTATTATCTTCACAGGGGGATGCAATAAGAAATATTGAGGGATTCGCAGATGGCGGGATCGGTATGTCTTTTGATGCAATCAGAGGGGCTTTTTATGATGCAGGAACACGATCTGCGAGAATGCCGAATAACACAACTGATATAGGCAAAACCGATGACCTTGGATTCGACGCCTCTCGTGTCGTGCCAACAGCTAATGAAAACCGTCCACGTAACATCGCCTTTAATTATATTGTGAGGGCTGCATAATGAAACCTGTTTTTGATGAAAATGGGCTGGCTACAGTGCCGGGTGATATGCGTTGTTATTATTATGATGCAGTAACGTCTGAATATACGGGCTGGTCTGATGAATATATTAATACTGGCGTAAGTATGCCCGTTTGTTCCACTGGTATTGACCCGGGCGAATACATTCCGGGAAGAGTGGCAGTATTTACGGGTAAGGGATGGAGCCATGAAGAAGACCATCGCAATGAGACCGTTTACTCAACTGAAAATGGCGCAGCTGTTACAGTGGATTATATCGGTGCCATCAAAGACGGTTATGTCACGCTTTCACCGTTAACGCCATACGATAAATGGGATGGTGAGAAATGGGTGACGGATACCGAGGCACAGCATAGCGCCGCAGTAGAAGCTGCAGAAGCACAGCGCCAGTCGCTGATTGATGCTGCAATGGCTTCCATCAGTCTGATTCAACTGAAATTACAGGCCGGGCGGAAGCTGACGCAGCCAGAAAACACCCGACTTAACGCTGTGCTGGATTATATTGACGCGGTGACGGCAACAGATACCAGCACAGCGCCGGACGTCATCTGGCCTGAACTGCCGGAGGCGTAGGCCATTCAATATCTGGCGCACCGGAAGTATCGACCAGTTCCAGTGCGTCCAGATAATCCAGCCACAAATTATATTGCGCCAGTTCCTCACCTTTCAGGCGACCAATCGCCGCTTTACCAGGCCATTGCTTACTGTATATGTATTCGTTGACCTGATTAATCAATTGCTGCTTTTCCAGTTCGGCTGCAGCAATTTGTTCCTCATGAGTTGGCGGTGGAATTTCCCCCCAGGTGGGAAGGCCATCATCACCCGCGATGCGTACTTTCCCTTGCAACGTTCTGTCTTCAATAAATTCCAGGTAAGTGTCATATGTCACTTCGACAACATCAGCAAGTTCCCATCCGGCCTGTTCATATTTCGCCACATCATTTTTAGCGAAAAAACTATTTTTTGAGGCGCTATAAACCATTTCCATATTAATACCCTACTGCAATATAAAAAACTGATTCACCAGCGTCCTGAGAACCTACCCCCGGAACGCCAGACCAGGTTTTGTTAATGAATGCAAAACTGGTATTACTCAGATCAGATGCTCTGTACATCGGGCTGAACATCCAGTAGTTGGCTCCATATGTTTGTCCGAAAACAATGCCATAGCACTGATTTGTAAATGGCGTAGAAAATAATTTTCCACCAGTACCAGCGATAGTCCCGAATCGCATCTGGAACCCATTCGGGAAATTAATTCCGCCTGCCGGTGAAGACCAGTAAGACATATCAGGTATTTGCCCAGCACTATTTCCCACGTTTTTTGTTGCAACGGTTCCTAACCCAAGATTAGCTCTTGCGTCAGATTTATTTGTTAACTCATAAAGATTATTTGCCTTTTGAAGTGCTCCTATTATGCGTAAATCATCACCAGCGGCAACGGTTCCGACTATCGTGCCCACATCCCTTTTCGCCGCTTCTCCTAA